ATGGAATATCCAACATTAAGGTTTGTGTTCGATCGAAAGAAGGTCGCAACCAAGGAGAAAAAAGGTCTTGTGCAGATCGAGGTATGCTCTGAGAGAAAGAGAAAATGGATTGGTACGGGTGTAAAGGTATACGCCGATCAATGGGATGACAAAAGAAAGGTCACGGCTCGACCCGACTCGTTGGACTTGAATATGAAGCTGGACTTGATGATGTCTAATATCCTAGAGTACGTGAACTCATTGATACGTCGAAAGGTCCCGTTCGATTTCGAGTCATTGGACGTTTTCTTGAAAAATAGCTCGGAATCGGATTCTTTCATTGATTTTATCGTTAGGAGGACTGATGAGAGAAAAGACCGTGCGGAAGGAACCATAAAGCATTATAGGACATTGGTTAAGGTTTTGGAGGATTTTGGGAGGATCAATTACTTTCATGATTTGACCCGCTCCAATATAACTATGTTCGATGATTACTTGAGAAGCAAAGGTATTAAGGATACTACCGTGTATGGTTACCATAAGAATATGAAGGCTTATATAAACGAGGCCATAAGATTCGGTATAATCTCAGAGAATCCTTATGTGGGGCTTAAGATCAACAGGGGAAAATCGGATAAACGGAAATATCTCACGTATGAGGAGATGAGAAGGATGGAAAGATGTCGTATAACCGATCCTAGCGTAAACAGGGTGAGGGATCTTTTCTTGTTCCAGTGCTATACAGGGTTGGCCTATTCGGATTTATATAAGTTTGACTTCGCGAGCGATGTAGAGCGGAGGGGGAATAAGTTTATTATAGCGGATAGGCGTGTAAAGACCAATGAGGATTATTTCATAGTCTTGCTGTCTCCCGCCATGGAGATATTAAGAAAATATGATTTTGATCTTCCGGTAATAAGTAATCAGAAATATAACGATTATTTAAAAGTCGCCGCTAGTTTCGCCAAGATTGACAAGAATCTGACTACGCACTGCGCGCGCCATACGTTTGCGGTTTTCGCGTTAAATAATGGTGTTCCGATGGAGGTGGTGTCCAAGATGCTTGGTCATACAAATATAAAAACAACACAAATCTATGCGAAGGTGCTCAACACAGAGGTCGAGAAAGGATTTGATGTCTTGGAGCGAAAGATGAAGGTTTAGCGATAAATAGACCAATAAAAAACGCCCGTGTCAGAAAAAACACGGGCGTTATACTTTGGCGATGCGAAAAATAGAACTATTTTGTCCTTTCTTGCAGGAGTTTCGATATCTTAACCAGTAATTGTTGCAACTCAAGATTGCTCAACCCTTCAAGATCTACATTTGCAATCTTTATTTTCTTATTGTTCTCGTCAAAGGAATTTTTCCTCTCCTCGAAAAGGGCGGTTACTAACTCGTCTATTTGACCCTTGATCTTTTGAGCCTTTAGCTCATAATTGATAGTTCTTGCCATGATATTAGTTTTTAATGTTATTTATTTTCGATGAAATCTAGCTGATATCCTAATGCGTCTCCTATTTTGGACAGGATGTCTATACCAGTGCTGTATTTACCTGTCTCTATCCGGGCGATGTTTCCCGGGGCCAGACCTGTAAGTTCCGCTAGTTTGTACTGTGATATCCCAGCCTCCATGCGCAGCTGGGCTATCCGCTTGCCTATTCGCTCCCGGTCATTCATATCGCCCTTTCTTTATTTAGATCAATCATTTACTGTTATTATTGTGTAAAATGGAGCCTCCATCCCTACTTGACAGTAGGCGTTGCCTTCCTTGTCTACCCAAACAGCCTTACCATAGCTGCTATCTGGATGATTGGTAGTGGATGTTACTTCAATCTCTTCGCCGTTGAAATTATTTTTAAGATATGTTTTCATATTTACTATTATTATAAAATTTCTTCGATTTGAAATTCCGCCTCTTTTTCCCAGTCAAAAGAGTCCATATTATCTTCGTCTTCGTCTGTCAGATAATAATATGCCGTGACTCTGTAGTTTCCAAACTCTATCGGTTCGCCAGCCCATTCGTTTTTACCTATATGCTTCGGATCCTCAAAAGATGACATTAAGCGGCTGCTTGGTTCTGCCTGAGATTTGAGAGCTTTTTCAACAATTTCTTTCCCGTATTTCTCTTCAATTTCTTTATAAGTATAAGTCTTCATAATATTCGCCCGTCACGCCGGTAGCTCAGCTTTTAATATTAGTTATTATAGCTCTCCCTTTAAAATGTCATTAACGTAAAGCAAAAAGTTTCTGTCGCTTACTTGATCATCGGCAAAAAAATCAAACAACATGCCGTTGCCAAGTTTGGATATTTTTTCAAATGCGGCTTGCATTAATTGAGACGCTTTTTCCCTTGTACTCTCAGGGGCTTCGTTAACAAATTTATCGATTCTTTTTTTGACATCTTCAAGCATCATTTCATGTGCTTGCTTTCTGCCTTGCTCTGTCTTGGATAGTTCTCTATACGTAGATGTATTCATTTCCTTAATGCCGCTTATCCGTTGCCGCCGGTTCTATTGTTATTTTGATATTGCAAATATACTATCAAATTTGATAGTATGCAAGTTTTTCAATGATTATTTTTTATGCTCTATGGCATATTTTCTTTCTCTTTCTCCTCCAGTACCTTTTTAAGCTGATATAGACTCAAAATATCATACTCAAATGTTGGATTTTCCCAGTTTCTTCGGACGGAGTTCAGAGATAAATTTTCGTAAGTCAAAGATATATTGACATTGTGACAGTCTTATCTCGTTAAATGTTATCTCGTAGTTATCAAACCACTCTAAAAGTTGTTTAAGCTCTTCGTTCATGATATAAATGATTAACACCCGCAAATATAAACAAAGCCGTCCAATCGAAGAAGAAAGGACGGCTTAAAGTACGGATTAGCATTTATTATTCCGTGTCATCTTCGGATAAGTCTCTTAACTTATCTTCCACGGAGTCTCTTTTCTTGTCCACTACAGCGTCTATATCCACGGATTGCAAGGATGGGACGATGTATTTGACTAGCTGGGTGAAAGCCGCTACCTTATCTTTTGGCTCCAGCTCCTCGAAGGCTTTCTTGATCTCTTCTCTGTTGGATGTCAACAGCTCCGAGATGAAAGTCCTTATCTCTCCCGTCTTCTTGTTTGGAGTGCCTTTGGCCCTTCCTCCTAGCCTTCCTCTCCCGTCGTTCTTTGGTCGTGCCATACTGAACTAGTATTTAATAGTTTATCTGAAAGTCGATTTTTATTGTTATGGGGCAAAGCTACACGTCTAATTTTGAGGCATAACGATAAAAATCATTTTATGGGAATAATAGGTAGTGTAGTGGGTGGTCTGGCTGGCATAGGTGGGGCCATAGGAGCCGGGATAGCCGGACGTAAGGCTTACAAGAAAAATATGGGGATACTGAATGACATGAGGCAGGATTCCCAAAATTGGTATGACAGGGAGTATAACTCGGATTTCACCCAAAGGGCGGACGCTCAAGCCGCCCTTAACAACGCACGGCGAATCCTTGACGAGAGATACAGGAGGGCGGAGGGTGCCGCCGCCGTTGCGGGCGCATCCGATGAGTCCGTGGCCTTGCAGAAACAAGCGGCCAACGAGGTCTTGGGGGACGTGACTAGCGATATCGTAGGCCAAGCCGAGGCTTATAAGGAGGGTGTGCGTAACAATTATGTAAACCAGCAGACCGCATTCAACCAAGCGGAGATGGATTTAAACTCTAAAAAGGCGGCGAACGTAGCCACGCAAGCGGCGGGATTGGCTACGGCGGCTGGAGGTCTTGGCGACGCTTTTGGCGATGGCGTTTTAAGGAGCACAAAACTTGGTAAATGGGCGGGAGTGAAGTGATATGGCGGGAAGAATAGATTTAGTAGAGGAAGAGAGGAGGAGAAACGCCCAAGCCGTGGCTCCTCAAGCCACGTCCGGTGCGAGCGTGCCGGCACAGGTACCTGTATCCCAGCCCGTGGCGCAACCACAGCCTCAAGTACAATCTCCGGCACCTGTTCCCGGTACGGTGGGAACGGCTATACCGGATGTGGGGACCGCCCCGTTGCAGGCCCCATCTTTAACGCAAGCGCCGGTGAAACCAGAGGCAACCCCGTTGTCCATGTATGACAAGTTCGCAGATATGACAGCCGAGCAAGCCATTAACACGGGTGAGATAACCCCGCAAGGATATTGGAACATACAAAGCGAGGCGATCAAGGCGGGTAAGCGTGATCCTTACTCCACGGAGGAGATTATCGAGATGATGCGTACGAGCGATCCCGAGTACGAGACGGGCGAGCAAAGGGCGAGACGTGAGAGGAATGACCGGGCGAGACGTGCCATAACAGGGATAAGCGACCTGATAAGCAACATCGCCGGAATGGTGGGGACGGCCAAGGGATCGAGTCCCGTGGTCGTGAACAATCTCGCTCCCCTTGACGCTAGGCAACGTGAGATAACGGAAAGGAGAAACGCCTTGAAGAGGAAATACGATACGTTGCTCACGAACGCCAAGATGGGTGAGATAGCCTATCAACGTGATCTGGAGGCGGCTAGGCAAAAGGCGCAGAGGGATTATCGTTTGAATCTGGCCTTGAAGGATATTGACGCTAGGATAAGGAAGGGCGAGATCGATCAAAAGCAAGCTAACGCAATGACATTGGAGGCGTACAGGCAAGCGAACAGAATGGCTACGGAGCAATTCAAGGCAGAGAACCGATCCAAGGAAGAGGCGGCGAACCGAGCGAACCAGATAAAGGTCGCTAACATAAGATCTGGTGGTTCTGGAGGAGCGAAGGATATTGTACTGTTTGGTCGAGATAATGAAGAGTTTCGTATACCTAGAGATAAGGTGGACGGATTTGTTACAGCGGCCTATCAAGCCATGAAGGATTTGATTGCTAAAAAAAATAAAGAAATTGAGCAAGACTCTTCCTTGACCAAGGAAGAAAAAGAGAATCTAAAATTATCAGATATAGATGATATTAAACTTGTGATGGGTGAGGGCGGTGATCAGATAAGCAAAGCGAGAGCGATAGTTGGTAGACGGCTAGCTGATTTCCCGGAACTGTATCCAATGCTGAAAGGCATGCTTGAGGATCGTTCTGATAGTTATAAGAATATCAATCTGAATGATGATGCAAAAGAAAGTGTAAACGAAAAATACAAGTGGATTCATGGACTCTAACATAAAACATTTATATGATACGATGATAAGCCGGGGCTATACAGGTCTTGGTGATTTCTCAAACTTTGAGGGGAAAATGAAAGACTCAGGGAAAAGAAAATTGGTTTATGATCATTTGATGCAGGATGACTATTTCTCCGAGATAGGCGATTTCTCCAAATTTGAGAGTGCCTTGGGGTATTCACCCGCAAAAAAAGACTCTATGTTTGATAATGATTCTTTTGAGACAGGCGAAAATGAAAGACCGAAGGATAGTTACCTTAAAGATATTGAAGAAGGGTTCATTCAAGGTGTAGGATCGCTAGGTAAGATTGCATTGTCACCATTTAAGAAAGCAGCTGACTATATTAATGAGTCTGATATCGGGAAGGCTATCAATGAGAGACTGGGATTGGAAGGAGGTCAGTTTGGGCGGTGGTATGATTCCGCTGATAAGATGGAAAAGGAATATGCGGAGAGGTCTGACAGATACGGTGGAAAGGACTTTGTCCAATTACTGAAAGAAGGCAGATATGGTGACGCTCTGGGAGAGGTTTTCTTGTCCGCTACGAAGTTCGCTCCTACGTCATTAGGAGTGATGGGCGCTTCCGCCCTAGGTTCGCCTGCCGCTGGATTGGCGGCTTTAGGAGCCGGAACCGCATCCGAGAAATACGATCAGCTCGGTGAAGAGAATCCTGATATGGGATCCGGTGCCAAGATGGTAAACTCGTTATTTACCGGCTTATTTGAGGCCGGTACCGAGTATTTAGGAGCCGGGGCGGCTGGTACGGCGATAAGGCAATTGCTTAAATCCGCCGGTCGTGAGGCGGCGAGAGATGCCATAAAGAAAAGCCTTATGCAGAAGTCCGCTGATTTCATGAAAAAGCATTATATAGTAGGTCCTATCGCCGAGGAGGCCATGGAGGAAACGGTTAACGCTTTAGGGGAATATATCACGGATGAGCTTACCGGTGTTGATCGGAAGGACAATATCGTGGAAACCATGCTTAAGTCCGGCGTGTACGGTGCAGCTGGAGGTGCTCAATATAGCCCGATTATCGCAGGAGCAAGACTTGTTGGTAATAAAATGTCAAAAAATAACGTACAAAATGCCCCCTCTCAATTGAATGGACAAATCAATATGCCTGAATCCGATCAAGGCGTTAACACTCCTCCTCAATTCACTAAGTCTATAATTGACGATGCCTTTGAGCAAGGACGTAATATGAGTGATAAGGGAGATCTTAGGGATTTATCCTTACAAATGGAAGCTTCGAGGACTGCTCTAACAGAAAAAAATCCAAATTTGGTTATAAGAATGGAGCAGTATATAGATAATGGAGCGAGTGAGAACCAAATAAATGAGATACTTAAAGGTGTAGATAATGAGACAAGAGAATTAGCTTATGATTTCTATATTAACACCCAGAAAATTAAAGGGGTGGAAGATAAATCGATAGAAAATATTAATAACGAAGTGAATTCTTATATGTCTGATAATATTATCCCCTATGTACCGATAGGTCCTAATGGGAGACAAGTCATATCTACCGCTACGTTCAAGGAAGGACTTGAGAACAAGAAAGTTTATATAAGGAGTATAAATGGGGATAACGTCATTATCTCAGATAACGGAAATAATCGTATGGTTCCTATGAGTAGTCTTAGCGATATAGAGGAAAATGATGTGGAACAAATAAAGAACTCTTATCGTCAACAATTATTGGTTACCCGCCAGTCCGAGCTTGATATGGCCATGAATCATAATCCCAAGACACAATTACCCAAGCCGGGATTGGTCATATGGAACGGTGATAACGCATTTATCCTTCAAGGACAGGACGAGAACGGTGATTGGATCGCTCAACCGGCCGCTTTGGACAAGGAAACGGGACAGATAGCGCCGAAGGCGGGATCAGCTCCGGCTATGCCTATTACGGAGAGGGATATTCTTACTCTTCAAGATGCCATGTACGATGCTCAACAAGTTAATGTGATGTCGCCAGAGGATAATAATGTTGCAAGTGCTGATGCCGAGATAACCTCTGCACCTCCCGTGGAAGATGCGATCAACCAGCCAACGAGTGAGATTGAGACGGAAGGTGTCAATATATCAGAAAACGATGTTCCTGATACGAATATGATCGGTAGGTCATTGACAGAGGATGAGGCCGGTAGATTGGTGATAGACATGGAGAGAAACGCGGAGAACGCCGAGGATATTGAGCTTACGCCTGAGAACTGGGTGGATCAGTTTGGCGAGGACGGAAAGGTTCAAACACCTATCGGAGAAGTAAGGATGGGGGATAACCAGTATATCAAGCTTTCGCAAAGGGGACGAAACGGTAAATTGGGGATGATACGCCCTACCTTGAGCAATCCTGATGTGATAGTCGAGGATGTGAGACAGGCGAAAGACGGAAACGGAGAACGTGATAGCTCTTATGTGTTTGTCAAGGCTTTTAAGAATAAAGAAGGTAAGAGGATTTATTATTTCACGTCCGTAACGGTTGGTAAGGGAGGAAAAGAGGTAGTTATATCGAACCAAGAGAAAAGTGTAAATAGGATATCCAAGTTGTTGGGAAGTGGTAAGATCTCTTGGGTTAAAAAGAATAACAGTCCGCATCCGATAACACAGATCGAGGAGCCGGTTCCTCTTAGTGATTCGAACGGGCCTACGGAAAACGGCAATCGGCCCGCCTTGCTCGGTATCAATTCACCTGTTGATTCCGATAACAAAGATAAGTCGGTTGATAGTGAAAAGCAAGCGGAAGGCGTTAAATCTTCTATAATAATGAGAGAAGACGGTACGCCGGATTTCGTGTCTTCCGGATTGGATAATACCTTGGATTTCCTCTATGATAAATATGGCGATAAGATGCCAAGGAAGATCGAGGTGACGAGAAAGTCTTTCGATGAAAGCCTTAAAAAAGCGTCTGATGCCTTGGAAAAGGCCCAAGAAGCATATGACAATGCCCCTATCGGAAAAGAGGATAAGGTCGAGGCCGCATTGATAAAAGCCCGGCAAGAATATGAGGCGATCAAGGTCGAGGCTGATTTCTGGGATAATCTTGATGATGATATCAAGGAGGCCAGCAAGAAGCCGGGTGATGTCATAGCGAAGGAGATCTCCGTGATAGGTGATCCTATGAGCGGAGAGGAGCTTGCGGCCATGATGCTGGCTAATGGGGCGATCAAATTGACACGTGACAGTTACAAGAAAGAGACCGGTGCCGGGAATAATGAGACAGCGAGGATGTTCGGACTGTTCGCCTCTCCGGATAAAGGCGGTGTTAATATAGAGAGGGCGGGTGAGATATTGGAGCTTGCCGATAGGGAGAATGGCACTAACTTCTTCGATGAGAACGATACGAACGCCGGAAGGGACGCTATCATAGAGGTCTTGTCTTCCGCTCGTACACGTGGAGACTTGATCGATTATGTCAAGAGGAACCGTGAGGCGATCGCTGAGCGTGAGAGACAGGCCGAGTACAACGCTTACGCTGAGTGGTGCGAGGAGAATTATCATATGTCCCCGGAAGAATACGAGGCGTATGAGGAAAGCATGGTACGTGATTTCTCGGAGAAACAATTGACTGATGAGGAGCGAGGCGAGCTTGATTCGCAAATCGTGGATGAAATACAGGCCATAATTGACGAACAAAATGAAATAGACGCTATCTTAGCGCAAAATAAACCGATAGAAAATGAAAACATTGAAGGAAATGACGAAAGCGGAGGCGATGGCTTACGCGAGGGAGGCGGCGAGGTACTGCCAAGAGAACAACTTGATCAGACCGGGGGAACTGGAGAGGTTGAGGGAAGAGAATCGGCTGGCCCCGACATTGATCGCACGGATGGAGCTACACAAGAAGGCTCATCAAGGGGACTAGTTCCTTTTGTCGCTCCTTCTCCAAAGGAGAATGAGACCCCATTGGACTATGCCGAGCGCATAGTTGAGGCTAAGAGATTGCACGATGAGGAGCTAAAGGTTGACACTACCCCTTCCGAGGCGCAGAAAGAGGCCGGGAATTACAAGAAAGGCCATATAAAGATAAACGGTTTCGATGTCACCATAGAACAGCCCGCCGGTTCCGTCCGTTCCGGTAAGGATGCTAATGGAAAAGAGTGGTCTGTTACCATGAACAACACTTACGGTTACATTCGAGGTACTAAAGGTGTGGATGGTGATCATATAGACGTATTCTTGGGTCCGGATATGAATAGTGACATGGTGTATGTCGTGGATCAGGTGAATACTGATGGCTCATTCGATGAGCATAAGGTTATGATGGGATTCTCTTCCTTGGAAGACGCTAGGTCCGCTTACTTGTCAAACTATGAGGTAGGCTGGCAAGGGTTAGGCAACATTACCGGGGTAGCGTTGGATGAGTTCAAGAAATGGATCGATTCCTCTAAACGTAAAACAAAACCATTCTCCGAATATAAGGGCATAAAACGTGAGGAGGAAATTCTTCCTCGAAAAGTGAAGAAGTTGTCCTTGGTTGATAAAGACGATTATATTACCTCCGCAGAGCGGAAGCATATAAAAGCGTTTCTGGAGAGTGGATTGAAAGAGGCAAGGGTAAACAACTCTATCTATGAGATTTCTAATATTGGTGATGATGGTGTTTATGAGATCGTAAGGCGGTTTAACTATACCGATCCATTGACCTTGGTGAAAGACGAGAACGGTAAACTAGTTAATAAGCGAGGGGAGGGTGAACATGTTATAAGGGTAAAGCCCACTTTTGAGGAGATAAGGCCGGATAGTGGTATTCGTTTCCGAGAAGTAAAAGATAAGAATGGCGAAAAGTCCTTGGTTGGGTTACATAATATCAGTGAGGAAAAACTTCTAAAAGCATTGAGACAAGGAGGCTTCGCCAATCCGAGTGCGGCCGTTATAGACATATCCAGACAATCGCATACTGGCTATGGTTCCATATCGCTTGTACTTCCCTCTTCCATGATTGAGAAACGTACTGGAAAAAATGCTGGAACTTGGAGTCAAGACGCATGGACACCCATTTATCCAACTATAGAGAGGCAGTTTTCAGGGAAAGGCAGTGACGTATTTTCAAAAGACTTGCAAAAACTTCCAGAGGAAATGCGGTCGACAACCAAAAGTGGGATGGACAGCTATATGGATGGAAGAGGCGAGGATAGTCTTGCTTATATGTATTTATATGAGCAAGGTAAAGCTCCGGAAATAGCCCGTACAAAGCCTTCATATCCGGAGAAAACAAGAACCGAAGTTGAAGATGCCACAAATGGATCGTTCTCCATGAGTGGTTTGTCTGACAAGCAATTGTCCCGTCTGAAAGATGCCTATATGGAATATAAAGGATTTAGTACGGAAGGTTACAATGAGGCGATAAAACTTCGTAGAGCCAAGCTTGAAGAAGCTATAGGTAAAATGAATCCAAGATCAATCCTCTACGAGAAACGTAAGACGGATCTTGAACGAATCGATAAGTATGGATTTGATTACTCTGCGGTAGAAAGCTTCATGAAATCAGTACGTGATGACATAAGCAATTCCGACAAGGTTGATGCTCACGGAACAATGCGCGATTCATGGAATTTCATAGAAGAAAATGGAATGCGAGGCGATTTTAACAAGTGGCTCGATAAATTGAATGAAAGGTACGGGATAAAAGAAATTATTTTTAACGGATTTACTCCTTCCGGTATAAGAAAGTACATTCCTAACACCTTGGAGAACGTATCCAAGTTTATGAAGAAGCAAGGAAGAAGCGCGTCTGTCGGAATAGGTGCGTCGTTCCAAAATTTCGCTGCGAGTTTGCTGGATGCTAAAGGCTCACTGAAAGATATACGCAAGGATAAAGGGAAGCTGACTACGGATCATGCTGACGTTGACGCTTTCAGGGATAAATGGTCTAAGGTGTTTTATGAGTTAGGAGAAAAATTGCAACCGGATGCCAAAGGATATGACGACTACGGTCTATACAGGTTGGCGGAAGCGGCACGAAGTAAAGACCCTCAAAAATATATAAAGGAAGAATATGGGATAGATTTTTCTGATGAGGATGTGAAGACATTGAATGAGATGGTGGATGCCATAAGGAATGAGTATCCGGCAATGTACTTCGAGACTAAGTTTGAACGTCCTGTATATTTGGAGGAATTTGCTGCCGCTGTAGTCCCGGATAACGTAGATGGTGACATCCGTAAGGCGATATACGATGCGGGTTTGAAAATATTCACTTATAAAGCCGATGATGAGATATCGAGAAATGAGGCTGTTAAGCAGGCCTCAGAAATTGATGGCGTTCGTTTTCGTTCTATAGGTGAGAAAGGCGCTGCTAATTTAAATAAGGCTGAAACTATTGAATCCTCAATCAACGATTGGTCAAACAAGCTTAATACCCCTGTCAGGGTAATCCATGACGTGGACGATATAAACGATACGGATGAGAATATGTTGGCCCGTAAGAGAGATTCCAAAGGCTGGTATGATACTTCTACCGGGGAGATAGTCATAGTATCACCTAATTCCACGTCCGTAGGTGACGCTCAAAGGACTTTCCTCCATGAGGTGGTAGGGCATCATGGGTTACGTGAGCTATTCGGGGATGATTTCGATACTTTCCTTGATAACGTGTATCGGAACGCCAACGAGGATATCCGGAAAAATATCATTGACCGGACTAAAGGCAATCCTCTTAACTTGCGTGAGGCTACAGAGGAATACCTAGCGGAATTAGCGGAACGTGGTTTCGATAACAAGGTCGATCGTTCGTTATGGGAAAAGATCAAGGACGCTTTTCTTGATATGTTGAGAAAGGCAGGTATTAGCCTTGATTTCAAGTTATCGGATAATGACCTCCGTTATATTCTCTGGAGAAGCTATAAGAACTTGGAGCAAGGGAACTTGATGGATGTGGCCGAGGATACGGTAATGAGGAATGATTTGGGTGTCGGGGATTTTTCTGTTCGGTTTAGGGAAGCGAAAACAGAGGTGGAGAATGAAGAACCTTTGAATAAGGAAATGGTTGACGCTTGGGATAAAGTGGCATCTTCAGACAGTTTTAAGTTCAAGGAGGCTATGGTTGATTCTTTAACAGCTATAGATGAGTTCTTGAAATTATTGGCCAAGAAAACCAAATCGAAGATACTGGATTACGAGAACCCATATTACGCTCTTATAGCCTTGTCTTCAAAGAATAAGGCAGATATGGATAGTTTCGACTCTAAATTCCTGAATCCTTTGAATGAGGCTATAAGGGCATTGATAGGTGATGTCTCTGAGGTGTCCAAGAAAGGCTTAAGAAGAACTTGGGATTGGTCTAAAGGGCCATTAAGGGATTTGGTTAAATATGTACAATCTAAACACGGTATCGAGAGAAACCGTGATATGTCCGTAAGGGATGGCATAGAAACTCTTAAGGCGTTTGACGTGGACGCTTTGTCTAAAATGGGGGTTATTTCCGAGTCTGATCTTAAAAACGCTAAAAAAACAGCGGAAAAGGTTGCGGAGGAAAAGGGGAGTGAGGCTTACAAAAAGACGTATGACAAGGTTCTTGGCAAGGAACTAAAGAAAGGTGTTGATAAAGGTAAGGCTGAGCGTTCTGCTGAGATAGCCGCCGATTATCGGCAATCATTTGTCAAATCCGAGATCTATAACAAGGAGATGGATAAATATAAAGAAAAGGTGACCGGAACGTTGATTGATAGGTGGGAAGATTCAAAGAAAGATATCCTTAAGAAGGGTCTAGCGTGGGACGAGGAACAAAAGGAGTTGGATCGAGAGGCATTGTCATTCCAATGGAAGTTAGGCGATAATTCTTATGGTGTGATTCTAGGAAAGGACTATAGTGGTTTGTCTTCAGTGTTTAAGCCTTCGGAGGATGGGGCGAATAAAGATAAATGGCTTTCTGACGCTTATGATTTCGTGAGAGATTATGAGTCTACCCACAATATGGTTTTGGTCGATAATCTATGGGATAAGGTTCATAACGTGTCAGAGTATACGTTAAGGAGGCAGTATGAGTCCGGGCTGATAAGCAAGTCCTATATGGATAAGAACCTTTCCCGGTTTAAGTACTTTATCCCGTTGAGAGGTTTCTCCGATAATATTGCCTCCGATGTTTATGATTACATAGACGCTACGGAGATAAAGATGGGAAACCCAGTGAAGACCGCAAAAGGACGTATCTCTGAGGCTGATAATCCTTTCGCTGGTTTGATACACGTTGGATACGGATCTATTACCGCAGGAAATAGGAACTTGGCGAAACAACGTTTTCTCAATTTAGCTAGCAATCATGACACTGGCGGTCTTATTACCATAGATAATATCTGGGTTCGAAATGTCGGTACCGAGGAAAATCCGGAATGGGTGGAGTCCATTCCGCAAATACCGGATAACGCTTCTGGCGAGGAAGTGGCCAAGGCGGTGAAAGATCATGAGGAAATGATGAGAGAACTTAGAGAGGAAGGTAAGGCTGAGCTGATTAAAGGAGGTCGATCGGATATACCATATAAAACATTGTATGACCAGAGAAGCCAGCATCAGGTACAGGTTTTCGTGGGAGGTAACAGGTATGTCATGACCGTTAATGGCAATCCCCGATTGGCGCAAGCGGTAAATGGATTGACTAATCCGGACGTGAAGGATGATCTCGCTTATGTCGTAGCTAGGAACTTGAAAACATTTATGGCCGGAGCTTTTACGTCCAAGAACGTGGCGTTCTCGTTTGCCAACTTGATAAGAGATACGCCTTATGCCAATAACTCCGTGTTTGTGACGGAGAACTTTAGGTATTTCAAGGATTTTTCAGGGAACCAGAGGCGAGCGTTATTTGGACTTCGGAGTTTAGGTCGTAATCTGTATAAATACAGAAGGGGAGAGATCGATATTTCTGATAAGGAACAGGCGATATTTAAGGAGTTCATGGATAATGGAGGGGCTACTGGATATACGTTCGTGGAGACGCAAAAGGAATACGCCAAGGATTTAGCGAACAAGTTAGAGAAACTTTCGGATGGTAATATTGGGAAGTTATCCCCCAAAGAACTAGTCTCTACTGTTTTTGAGTGCTTTGAGTTCATGGGTAACGTAGCGGAACTTGTGAACCGATATGCGGCGTATAAGACGAGCCGGGAACATGGAAGATCCATTGACCGGTCAATCAATGATGCCAAGGAGGTATCGGTTAACTTTAACAAGAAAGGTGCCGGAAAGAAAACGAAGAGCGATAAATGGTATATTAACACAGCGGCGTGGATATCTGAGTATGGAAGAGATTGGGTGTTGTTCTTTAACGCCGCCGTTCAAAGCATGTATAAGGAATATTCCATGCTGATAAATCATCCAATTAAAGGAATAGGTTCCCGTATTGCCCCACTAATATTCATGGGATCGTCTGTCTCGTTGCTCAATAATATGTTTATGCCTATGCTCTTCGCTTATTTGGGATGGGATAGCGATGATGATGATAGGGATTATTTTGATTCATTGAGCGATCATGAGAGACAGAATAATATATGTATTCGTTTGACTCATGGTCGTTGGCTCAAGATTCCGTTATCTCCGGAGCTTGCCAATTATTTCAAGATCGGAGATATAATTGCCGGGCAATTATCCGGTAAAAGGGAAGTGGAGGCTATGGATGTCGTTAAGACAGGGATTGATATGGTATCCCCGTTAAACATAAACTGGGAGTATGATAGTTGGAAGTTCGCCCTAAATCTCCTTCCTACGGTGGTTCAGCCTATCGCCCAAAACGCCTCTAACGTGAATTTTATGGGTAACCCTATATATAAGACCTCAATGAATAAGGCTAATGATTATGACCCGGAGTACACAAAGGTCTATAGGAGTACCAGTAGCACTATGGTCGAGTTGTCGAGGGCGCTTAACTCGTTGACTGGCGGTGATGATGTTAAGAGAGGTGCTAGCTTCAATCCGGCCACTTGGCAGAACATACTTACTGGTTATACCGGTGGATTCGGTACCGTGGTCTTGGGCGTGTCTGATTTAGTAATTGATATGCTGTCAGGAGAGGATGGAGATATGCCAGTGAGCCGTTATCCACTGTTAAGCCGTTTCTTGACTGGAGGAGACAAGGATTTGAAGCTTAGCCGGGTGAATTCCATATATAACAAGAAGGTCGTAGACTTTGTTACGGAAATGGATCATGATTACAAAGGGTATCTAGAGAAGTCCATGGACCCATCTATAAATATTCTTGATAGGGCTGAATATATCGTAAAACTTGAGAAGTTTATGAAAAGTGATGATTTCAAGAAATCTCAAGAATTATCTCAATACGTAAGAGCCATATCCGATATGGAAAGGTTCCTTCGTGAGGTAGGTAGCGATAATGATTCTCTGGAGAACCAAGTGTACGAGTTAAAGTTACAGGCGTTGGAGATATTTGAGGACGAATGATTAAGATGCGATGGTCACCGGGGGGGCGTAATTTAAATTGTGTCAGTGTCTTGTTTATCCTTTTGGTCAGTAAAATATCATTTTATATCAAATTGATATTTAGATATTTATCCGAAAGTAAAATTATGTTTTATCTGATAGATTAAAAACTGACACAGTTCAAATTACGGCCTCGCGTCACCCGCCATTTTAAATGTATTCACTTATCAAACCAATAAATGCGACTATTGCTATAATAGAAGATATAAATATTGCTACTGCGCTTAATCGAAAGAGATATATAGATATAATCTCTAGTATATTCCATGATTCAGTACCTAGTATCATGAATTGGGTTGAATATTCTTTATATCCTATTTTTTCAGTTTCCTTTTCTATGACCCGATAACATCCTATAGGGATTAGAAATACTCCCAAAAACATTAAAAAACGATATCTAACTTCTGATACACCATATGTGGTTTTCATTTTTCTGAATCCTAGTCCTTCAAGAATTACACCAATAATCCTTGCGTCATACAAATACATATATTTTCCTTTACCATTAGGGGTTCTAGGTTTGAACTTAATATTCCACAATATCTTTGCTAAGATAATATCTCTATTAAAAATATAGATCAAAATCGCAGTGGAAAGAATAGCCATGCTGTTTAAAAACTCTCCCATATCTATCTCTTGAAAAAATCTGATTGGTTAATTTCTTTTGTTCTCATATTTCCGTTGGATACTTTATGAAGGGTTACTTCATAGTACGGAATTGATATTCCATTTTCTGTTCTCTCAGAAAACATATTAAAATAGTCGTTATAATTTTCTTGGGCGGAATAGTGAATATTTGATTGGAACATACCGATCTTCATGCCTTCGAATGACAAGTTGGGATTCCAATCGTTACCGTACACACATTTCATCTCATATATACCCTCTGGAATATTTTTTATATCATATGATGTGTGTTTGTTCACATATACATTTCTTATTATCTTTTTACTTGTTATGTCTTTTAATATAACAATAGCATCTTGTCCACTTCCATTTTTTATTGTTATATAATTATCTTGGTCTTTGTCATATAAATTAGGGCCAAAATATTCTGAGAAAGGAGAGTTCCCATTATCTAAATGATTGTCTTTATATGAATTAGAATACAATCCTTTGTTATCTTCATGAAATATATCTTTTTTTGTAGAATTTGTAACATCTGTCACAAACGTATTTCTGTTATTATGGTTAGTATTGTAGATTATACACGCTATTATAAATGTAAGACAGACTAATACCAATAAATTCCTTTTATTTCTTTGATTGACCATTAGATTGTTTTCTCGCCTTTTTCTTTTATGCTCTTGTCTCCTAAAATCCGTATTTCTTTGTTCTTGAATATTAGTTCCTTTTATATTTGTTTGTTTTTCATTTATGGAATTAAAAACATTTTGCCTATAGGTATTTAGGTCTTTATCATATTTTGATCTTCGTTCAGGATCAGATAACACCTCGTATGCTTTTTGGATTCTTATAAATATATCATGGGCATTGTCGCTTTTATTTTTATCAGGATGATATAATAACGCCTTTTGCCTGTATGCTTTTTGTATTTCTTCAAAAGTAGCGCATTCAGTAATTCCAAGAATAGTATAGTATGTATTTATAGACATGTTTTGTGTTTTTTGCAAAATTACCCAATCCTCACATCCGTTATCCTGTAAAAGGAATGTTTTGTAGCATCATTCCACCTTTATTTTCAATGGGTGACCGCAGTTAGGGCATTTGTACCCTCCATCATTCTCTTTTTGTACTTCAGAAGGAGAGGCGAAGAGTTGCCATACCGGTACTCCTATAGCATTAGCTATATTGGTTATTACTTTTACTGATGGATTACCAGATATGCTCTGGTTTAAAGCACTCAAAGTTACATTTAATTTTTCTGCGACTTGCTTAGTAGTCATACCTTGTTCTTCTATAGCTTCTCTTATTCTCATGTTATTAAGTTATTGCTTGCACAAAGGTATTATATATATGATGTTTGCAAGATATATCTTGTTTAAAGATTGTTAATTTGTAGATATATCTTGCTAACACAACAATAAAAACAAGATATATCTTGTATATTTGCAACATGTCAGTCAAAGTAAATCCCCAAAAGCGGAAGTGACTGAGCCGCTAACGGGGACATTGTTAATATTTAGTTCGAAGTAAGATATGAAAGATTTAGTATTTAAAGGCGATAACAATCGCATATTTACGAACAGCTTATTGGTCGCTGAGAAGTTTGGCAAATTACATAAAGATGTGATGAGAGCGATAAAAGCGTTATTGAGATCGGCGCAAAATTGCGCCAATCTCTTCATAGAGTCAGAGTATCCAGATAATTATGGACGTATGCAGTCCATGTACGTTATGAATCGTGACGGATTTACTCTCTTAACTATGGGCTTCACTGGTGACAAAGCTCTTCAATTCAAATTAGATTACATTGAGGCATTCAATCGCATGGAAGAGCAGATCAAGAATGGAGGTTTTGAGATTCCAAAATCTTTCTCGGAGGCGTTGATGTTGGCGGCCAAGCAGCAAGAGCAGATAGAACAGGCAAATAGAACTATCAGCAAGCTCCAGCCCAAGGCCGATTTCGCGGACAAGGCTTTCGAGACCTCGGACAAGGTTGATATCGGTATGGCTGCGAAGATATTGAAATTAGGGTTCGGAAGAAACATCCTCTTCAAGAAGCTTAAAGAAATAGGCGTGTTCTTCTCCAACCGGAACGAGCCAAAACAGAAGTACATCAACGCCGGGTATTTCGAGATGACCGAGAAGTTTATTGAGAGGGAGAATCATCCGGGCTTTGTCGTGACGAAGGTACTCGTAACCCAGAAGGGGCTGGCTTACATAAACCATCTTCTGGGAGGTGATCCCGGTGACGGTAAGATTACTAGGATTGTTTGAAAGATTCCCTTCCTTGACTATGCCAAGTATAAAATGTGACCTAAATAATTAGATGTACGGATTAAGTACGTATACCCAAGACTTTAACATTTTGTGACTTGAAAATAATTGTGAAATATTAAAAGATTGATTGAATATGAAAGAGAATGAGATTACAGATAAAGAGACCATCTTCAAACTGCTTGATTTTTATAGGAGTGAGGTTGTTAATCTTAGCGGAAGTTTTAACATGTTGTTTGACGAGGTGCTAAAGATAAAACGTGATATAAGAGAACTGAAAGGGGCAAAGCCCCCGGTTAAGGCAACGATGATACCATTGAAAGGAGGCCGATATGGGAAGTAATATATAAAGCGACTGGATAGCTTCCATGATGGTTGACTCTGGATAATAAGGGTCGGGGGATTACCTTCGGCCCTTATTCATTACCTGTTTGTCTCCTAAGGGATGAGGCTATTGATCGTTTTCAGACAACCTTAAACGATTTGTTTATGTGGCAGATGTATTTTCAAGCGTGGAGACCCTTTCCTCTAAGTCTTTCAGGGAGATCCCTAGCGATGAGATAGACGATCCCATTTCGACCACGCTTTGGTCTATCCTGTTGATCTCCATAGTGATCCCTTTTTGCCCCATCACCAGATCTTCCGATTCCCCCAGCTCTTGGGTTATGGATGTTTTCCTCACGTATTCCGTATCTATCTTTGCCAATAACTGGTCGAGATTGTTTCCTTCCTTGTCATATACGGAGGATGAGGTGGTTACGTATGATATCTGGTTGCCCCACCTGTCCAGCGGTTTTCGTATTATGATCTTCTTCGCCATGCTCGTTACTTTTCCGCTAAAGTATGAATTAAAGCGTAAATAACGTGCGGTGTCGTTAACGTCGGGTAAGATTTATCGTTCCCGGTCGTTCCAGTATCCCGATATTTGCCTTGTCCGACAGCGACCGGACATAGGATATTGAAGTCAAATGCCCTGCATGGTGAGTCGCTGCGCCGTGTGGGGCGACTTTTTTCATGGAGGACGCACGAGGTAATCAAAATAACAAAGTCGTTTTGATCTTATGGCTAAAATTGCGGGAGAAAATATTTCGAACAATTAAAATTTTAAGATATGGAAGCAATTAAAATTTTTGAGAACGATCGTTTTGGTGAAGTGAGAGTAGCCGGAACAAGTGAGAATCCTTTATTTTGCCTTGCGGATGTTTGCCGGGTTTTGGAAATAAAAAATGTCAGTGATTGTAAATCAAGATTGGATCAGAGGGGTGTAGTTTTAACCGATACCCCAACATATAACCAACACGGGGCAGAGGTTATCCAACAACTTGTTTTTATTAACGAAAAGAACCTCTACAAGGTAATCATGCGATCCGACAAGCCGCAAGCCGAACAATTCCAAGACTGGGTATGCGGAGAGGTTCTCCCTTCCATCCGCAAACATGGGGCGTAAATCAAGCAATATAGAATATTTTTAATAGCTAAAAACTTAATAATATGGATAGTTTAGTATTTAAAGGCAATAATGGGCAAGTTGTTACTAATAGCTTGCTAGTGGCGGAGAAGTTTGGGAAAAGACATGCGGATGTAATTCGCTCAATCGAAAATTTACTAAAATCCTCTGATGAAGAACTGAACGCAAAAATGCGTTTAGCTTTTGTATCAAACACTTATGCTGTTTCCAATGGCTCAAAGTTACTAAAATGA